ATGTTTCAGGTTTTGATTGACTACATCGCTGTTCGCGCAAGAATAATTTGCAATGATGATGAAACAATAGAGCTTTTAATCAACCTGACACCTGAGGAACTTGAGAGAATTTTATTGTTTGGCTCCGAACTTGAAGAGCTCGAACCCGAGTACTGGCTCTAAGCTGCCCGCTTTATCATCTCTGGTGAGATTGTTAGGCGCCCAACCTCACCAAGCGCGTGATCATAGGTAATGACCTGCGCCGCGCGCTTGGAAATATAACCGCCCTGCGCTGCGTGCGCGTCCGATGGCGCGAGGGTCTGGTGTTGCTCTATTACCATCAACCCGCTCTCTTTTGCCCGCACTTCTTTATGATGCAGGTGTCCTAGGTGCCCATAGTGGTGTGTCGTTCGCCCGTAAATTTCACGGAACTTAGCAACCCACGTCTCGGCAACATTGGTCATATTGCGCTTGTGTCCGTGATGGAAAAACAGCGCGACTTGCCCTGCTTCGTGGCAGTGGTAAAGCGATGGAGTGGTGTCGATCCAGACGCGCGGCTCTAGCTCATAGAGAATTGCAAGCCATTCCCGCATCATAATTGAGCTGCTGATATCGTGATTCCCTGTCACCCAGTAAACGCTGACCTGTTCATGTTTTAAGAGCGCAAGATCAATCGCGCGCCGGATAGAGCGAATCCCAACCCGCACCAGTTTAGGGAAGCGGGTGTCGGCGTCCAGCAGATGCCTGCTCGTAGGGGTTACCGCGTCCATGCCATCCCAATGAAACTGATCTCCGTTAATTGCGATGACCGCGTTTTTCGAATTTGGCGCTCGATTTACCGCGAGTTCAAAAAAGCCCTGAAAAGTTTGCTCGGCCTTTTGAATATCCCAATCCTCACCCCCTGTTTCCTCACCCCATGCGAGAAGGCCAAGGTGGAAATCAGTGACGATATAAGCTGTTGTCAGTGAGCTATCTAGCGTGCTTGGCGCAGGTAATGAGGGGACGCGCTCTATTGTCTCTGACATGGCTGCAAATGCAGCCCTGAGCGCTTCGAGCTGCCCCGCCTCCTCACGGCTGGTTTTAGTCCAGCGGGCGACCTCTCGTCCCTCCTCATCGGTGAGCACGGAAACACCCCTCACCGCCTGCCCCGCAGGAATTTCGAGGCGCTCGCCTGCCTCTTTTGCGAGCTTTACCGATTTGCTTTTTACCTGTCCCTGCGCATCGCATTGTAACGAGACTGAGCGGACCGCAAACCCATCAGGAGGTTGCGCGGTAAACTCAACAAACCCACGCTCGGCGGCTCTGCGAATGCGATTATTAAATGTCCCAATTGGCAGACCGAGTGCCTCAGCCGCCGCCGCTTTTGTAGGAAAAGTAGAAAGCGCCTGTGCAGCTTGTCTCAGCTGCTCATCTGGTACGGGTGGCGTCGCCATGGGCACCTCTCTCTATTTAGGAAATTTTGGCACGCCAGGATCATCACGCCAGCGGCGGGCGAGTTTGATCAGCCCTTCACTCAGCGCCAGCCCGCACATGCCCAGCATAAAGCCGGTGGCGCCCTCCACGCCTGCATCAGTCGGGCCGAGCCAGCGCTCCAGCACGGGCGCGACCACAGGGGTTAGATAGCCCGCCACCAGCGCGCCCACCACCGTTGCGCCGATGGTGTTGGCGAGGCTGGCCCGCGGATGCACGATCACCCGGACGAGCCCACCACAGAGCCCGGCGATCAGATGCATAATTTTGAGACCCAGCAGGGCCTGAATTGGGTCGCTCATGTTTGCTCCAGTTAGTTAGCGCCGCCGCGTGATGGCGCTCGCTATGGTTTCAGCCGTACGCAGGCCTGCGCCTGCCCCAAACAGCCCATAAAAAATCGTATCGGCCCATGGCCGCACTGAGTCTGGCAAATCGTGCACCACAATGGGCAGATCGAGAGCCGTATCGATGAGAACCAGCGCCCACCACAGCCCCAGAGGCAGGGCAAACAATGACCACGCCCGCCAAAACCATTTGTTTTGCATGGCTCGCATCCGCGTTGCAGCATCCGCCTCAACCTGCGCCTCGATCACCCGCGCCCGCAGGCGTTGGCGTTCGGTTTCCTGCAGGCCCGCGTGATCGATGGATTGAAAAAGGCGGTCAAACAAACCGCCCCCCAACGCTCCCATAATTTTAGAGAGGAACCAAGTCATCGCGGCGGCTCCCCGCTGCGGCCTGCGGGTGTGCTGGTGATCTGCCGCAGGCCATAAAATGCAACCGCGTAGAACAACAGCACCCCTGAGCGGGCCTCTTCGCCCAGCAACGTCACCAACAGATGCGGATCTACCGCCTCCAATAGCCCGAGCAAAAACAGTGACAGCGCCGCAAGTCGCGTGCGCCAACCTTTTAGAAGTGACATTCGTGCCTCCATGAACCTTTGTTTGGGAGATGTAAGGTTTGCGCTTACGCGCGCCTGCGCTTTAAAATCTTGCCGCGGAACTGGTAGAGACCAAACAGGACCCCAGCGCAGGCCAGCCCGATCGCGAGCGAGGCCGGATCAAGCCCACCGCCGCCAACAGCTGCCGCCCCGATGATTGCCAGCCCGCCACCGCTTTGCGCGGCCCGTTTGCGCTCCAGCTTGCGCCGCACAGCTGCTGCCGAGGCAGGTCCCCATATGCCATCTGCCACCAGCGGCGGATTGGCTTTCTGAAACCGCTTGAGCTCACGGGCAAAATGCGCACCACCATAGCCAAGCGCCGCCAGTTGTTTTTTGGCGGTTGGGAACGCCGGGGCTTTAGCTGGGAGCGGCGCAGGGGCATCAAGACCATAATCACCTGATACGAGCAGGCGCGCCTCGCTTTCACGCCGCGCAGTCAGCCCCGGCAGCACACGACCGCCCGCCCGATTGTAGCCCCCTCGCAGAATTTGCGCGGCCTGTTTCACCCCGCCAGATTTTAGCGGCTGCGCCCACCGCCACTTGAGCGCGCCCGTGCCCAGATTAAACGTGACAGAGGTGCAGGCGTCGTGCTCATAGCCGCGCAGCTTGGGCAGCATACGGCTCACCGCCGCCCCGTATTCCTCATCACACATCTTTTTCAGCAGCATGTGGCAATCACCACGATTGATTTTGTCCCCCAGCCGCAACGGGCGGCCGTGCTTGGCCCGCCACCAACTTTTGAATATGCGACTGCGCTCGGTAAAGCCGCAGCCGATGGTCATCACCCCGGCAGAGCAGCGGTACGCGGTCGTCACAATGCCCTCGTGGCGCGCAATAAACCGCGCACCACGGCTCGATAAACGATTTGCCATGATTGATTTTCCTGATTTGGTTTTGACAGGGTTACCAACACAAAAAAACCGCTCGTGATTTCTCACAGAACGGCGAAAAACAGCGGAATTTTCTGAAACTAAGGTTGGAAAATACTACATTGCGTAGTATAAAAATAAGTGTGGTGAGGGGGGATGGATAGGCCATCCCCGCCACATACGAAAGGAGAAAGAGATGAACTTGCAAATCGTCTCTATCGCTCTCCAACTGGTGTAAGTCGGGCTGTTTATTATAAACATCCTGCACCACTGGTAAGGTGAGCGACGCAGCCCCCTTGGCCGAGGGGGTTGCACTCCTTTCTTCAATATAGGAGCACAGAAATGTCAAAGCAAGATAAACTGACTTACCTCTCTATTGCCCTATCCCTCGTAATCCTTGGCCTGATGGCCGTAAACTTTGGCTGGGTCTAATGGCACCTGAGGAATTCAAGGCAGCGCGTAAACAGCTCGGGCTCACCCAGTCCGAGCTAGCAAAGGTTCTGGGCGTTAGCCTGATCACCGTTCAGCGCTCGGAGATACCGGCAGAGAAGAAATCATCATCCAAGCCCCATGCAACAATGGTGCGGGCTATGGGCTGGTTCCTGTCAGGGTTTCGCCCGCCTGAATGGCCGCAAGGCAAAGGCTAGAGCGTCTAGGGTTGTGGGTGGTCTCTACGCATCCTCACGTAAAACTTCGCCGAATACATCGCCTCTTAGCGATCTGACAAACTTACGGATGTCTTCGTCATAATCAAAGGCATCCAAAGATATGTCAAAGCGCTGCACCGGGTTTTCGCAAACAAGGCTGATATTGGTTTTATTAAAAAGAACCTTCCAGCTCCCGGCAACATTCGGCTCTCTTTCCAGAAAGGCACTTGCTCGCATTATCGCTAAATTCGCACCTTTTTCAGGGTCCCGAACTGACTGATAGCGAATAAGCTCAACATCATTTTTGTATGCCTCATCGGCTAGACCGATGCAGCAGCTGTAGTCTTTTCGATCAGTCCATTGATTGGAAAGCTCAACATACGGCGATTTCGTGAGGTCTAAATGCCTACAGGCTTTAACTGGCGTTTTTATCGCTGACTTATTGATCCAGTTCGCAGGTAGCCCGCTATCTGGAGAAGCCGCAAAAGTTTTTAGTTTGTAGAACAAACATTCGTAGACTGCAGTTTTTACATCTTCACTTGCGTAATAAACAGCATGATCAGAGTCTGATACTCGAAACCGCGAAGCTGGATATGGCTTGTATCGAGTTGGTGTAAAAAACAAAAAGTGTTTATTTTGAAATTCTTCACTTACAGGCGGCTTGATCTTTTCCAGTTCACTTTCGAGCAGATCATAGTCTTCAGTGCTTTCGGTAATTTTTCGACAACTATTGATGTGCTGCGCCTCGACAAGACGCCAGCACACTCTTTTCTCATAGGGATAAGGCTCACAAAGAAGTAAGTTTTTCCTAGACAATAGCTCTTCTCGAATCCAAGTAATCAGCAACTCTTACAAGGCTACCGATATCCTGAACCAAGTCAATTGGACGCCCATTAAGAGTAAGGTTCTTGTTTGTCATCCATTTCTGAACATAGACAGAGTCTTCGCCAGAAAGCGCATCTAGTGCACGAAAAATTCTGATGACTTGAAGAGCAAGGTCATACTCGGCTCCGCTCTCCTTCACGAATGCACCACTTTTTCGCCCACGAGAGAGCTTGGAGGGGCTTATTTTTAATACCTTAGCAAGTTGAGTATCGGTTAAACCTAATTTTTCAGCAGCCTTTAAAACCGCTCCACTAATTACACGTTCCTTATTATCTTTATTGTCTACGTGGTTATCGCGTTTATCTTGGCGAACCATTTCGACCTCCCCATTCCAATAAAACAGTCACAAATCTTGCATTTACATATGAAAGATATAAAGTGTTTGGTTGCATTTGCAAGAGCAATCCTGCAATACCGCCTCCCCTTTTTCTGCCAAAGTAATTCTATCAGCACGCTATAACGTGCGGATAAACTAGCAAAAACTAACGCTCTCCGGCCCCGCCTTGAGGATCCTTGATCTTTAGCGTTGTGGTTGCCCCTGCCCCTCGTGAGGCCTTGTGCGTGCGGCTTTCAATTCGGTAAAGCCCATCAATGCCAGAACGCAGCCCCTTGAGCCTGCAAGGGGCCTCTGCCTGCGCTGCGGGTTCGAGGTTTATTGTCACTGTGCCAGTGCCGCCCTCACGCCTGCCCCGGCTTTCGGCGGCATCGATGCTTTTTTCTGCGGTGCTTTCATCTGCTGCCATTGCGCGCAAAGCATTATCTACCCGCTCGTCCCCGCTTGACAGTCCTCCATCGATCTCGGCCTGCTTCCATGGGCGCTTCACTTCTTTGACTTTGGCTGTTTTGCGATCAAAGTGCCGCGCTTTACCGCCTGCAAACACACGCCTCAAGTCACGAGGCTCAACACTCCAGCTGATCAGGTTCTTACCGCGCTCGCAGACCACCTCTGGTAACTTATCATCTGTACCTTTTGCCTTGAGGATTGCCTTTTTGCCCCGCACTTTAAAGATGCCGCTATGCTCCTTGGCGAGCTGTTGGCCAGCCTGCAGCAGGCTTACACCCGCCACCCCCCAGTAGTTTCGCGTTATCCCTCCAAGCGCCTTGTCTACGACGATCTCGACGCCTGTTGTTTTGCCTAGGCCCTGCAAGAAGTCTTCAAGCGAGCCACCGTCCTTGTGCTGTGTCAACGGCTGCTTGATCTTGCTTGCATCATCTGTCCCCTTGGCCTTGACGGTGAGCTTCATCCCTCCACCGCGCGAGCCGGTTGATTTTGGCCGCTCTGTTACGCCTTCGAATACTTTGTAGTTCTCGAGATACACCGTGAGCTTGCTGCCAGCGCTAGGCAGTTTTATCTGCCCATCCGTATCATCCAATACCAGCGAGCAACGATCAGATGTCAGCCCCACTTTATCAGTTGCAGAGATGCTCATGAGATAAGGCCGCAGGTCCTGCGATATGTCCTCACCCTCGATTTCAACGCGCCAGTCCACTTTCCAACCTGACATTGCTAATCACCCGAATAAGTCGATTGTTTTTCGCTTGGGCCGCTCTGCTTGAGCAGGTAAATCAGGCAAGGCAATCAAGGATCCCTGCTCTAGTAGCACCCCCGCTGCAACCCCGCGATTAAGCCAGAGTGCTGCATTGAGCAGCCCTGCCCCTCCTTCCCCGAACTCCCGCGCAAGCAGCAGATCCAGAGTGAGATTGTCGCCTGCAATTTTGATTGTACGCATTCCAATCACCTCAAATCAAACAGGGAAAGCAGCTGGCCTATGAGCTGCTTGGGAGTGGGTAATTCTGGCGGCATTTCATCAAGCACAATCTGATGCTCGACCTCAAATCCCACACCGTCATCGAGCAAGTGCTTATGCGTTTCCGTTACGCTTTTGATTGCGTACAGCCCAAGCACAACCCCATCGCCGCGCGTAACCGGCACGACATCACCATTCGCCCGCATGGAGTTGAGCCAGTTTAGCTCCGTCAGGCCGCCGATTTTAGAGGGCAGGATTGTGCCTGAGATGCTGAGCTTGCGCCCTTCATCGCCGGTAAACTCACCCGGCCGAATGCCCCCGATAACGCTTTTACGTGCAATGCTTGCAGTCCCTGTGAGTACGGCTTTATCCGCTGAAAATGGGAATGTATCAACCATCACAGCCCCGATCATGTAGAGCAAAGCCAATCCTCCCTATGCCGGTTCAAGGTCGGCCTGTAGGCCGTTCATTGCATCGCCAATTCGATCCATGAGCTGCGCCATTACGCCCTCGGCATCCTCAACCCCGCTGATATGAATATCGCCAAAATTAACGGCGACCGCTTGCGCCGCACCCTGCCCGCCCGAAAGCATCGCCGCGGTCTCGCCTGCTGTGTGGACATATCCAGAGGCGCCAGGCGTAACCAGTTCAGGGCCGTATTCACCTACCAGATAGGTTTTCCCGCCTGCGATATGCCCGCCCGCAGCACGGGCACCGTCGACTTTTACAGAAGGTGTCCCTATACCCAAAAAAGATAAATCCGGCCATTTGATCAGGTTGCTCATGTCAATAGAGCCGATTGCATCAATAATCAGATCTGGCAGATTTTTGAACCATTCAATCAACCCCCAGAACGCCTCCTTGATCGCGTTCACCAACGCCTCACCAGCGCGCCGACCCGCGTTGCGGAAGCCTTGCTCAGCAGCGTCCGAATAATCATTCATTGTAAAAATGTCAGAGATCCACGAGCCCACGCGCTGCGGGATCGAAAGAACAAAATCTACGATATTGTTGAGGCTGCTCTGGATGAGATTGTAGGCCATACCTAAAGCGGCGCGAACAGTTTCCGGATCAATGCCCAGCAGCCCCGCAATATCAATCAGCCGCTGCGTTGCCCATTCGCCGAGCATTGAGGCGAGGCTAGCGAACCAGCTGCCTAAAGTCTCAAACAAGGTGCTCAAAGCATCTGCTATGGCCCCTACAAACCCTGAGACAAAGTTACTGATCGGCTCCCAGTAGTTGTAGATCACAAGCGCTATTGCAGCGACTGCAGCCACGATCGCCGCGACAAGTGCCACAATGGGAGCAGATATAGCGGCAACTGCGGCACCGACAGCCCCGGCGACCCACGACATCACAGCCGCAGCCCCTGAGGCAGCAGCGGTCAACGCGCCGAAGAACCCGCCCCCGGATACCGCTCCCATCAGCCAGCTGCCAACCAGCGCAGCGCGCAGCCCGACAAGCGCTGTCCGGATCACCGCTGTTGCCCTGCCGACAAACCAAGCGCACTGAAACACAGCAGTTTTTAGGTTTAGAAACGCAAAGCGGGATGCAATCGTCACAACGCGAAGCGCAACGAGGCTGCCTGCGATCGCAACAGCAGCAGCTGTTATTTCTGGGTGATTTGAAGCGAACTCCGACAACGCCTGCACGAACGGAATAATCGCAGCCATAATGTCGTTTAGAGCTGGAAGCAGCGCTCTCCCGAGTGATATTGCAAGTTCGTTCATGTTGTTTTTAAACAGCTGAATAGCGTTTGCAGTTGTTTTTGCCCGCTCGTTGTACTCCTCCTGAGCTGAGCCTGCATAATTGGTCTGATCACCAACAGCCCCTAGCGCCTGCTCAAGGAGCTCCGAATTTTCAATGAGAGGCGCAATAGCGCGCGCTTCATCGCCAAAAAGATCCGTGAGTGTCGCCGCTTGCATTTCCTTGGGCAGTTGCCGAATGCGCGTAATTATTGCCTTGAGTGTGCCGACAGCGTCCTTTTGCAATGACTTGCTAACCTTGGTTGCATCAAGGCCAAGTTTTGCAAAGGCTTCCCGCTGTGATTTCGTGGCGCTTTCACCGCGCGCAAGCGCTTTGCCCACGTTCCTGAAACTCGTTGCAGCCACCTCTGCCTCTGCCCCTGCCGCTATCATCGCCGATCCGATGGCTGCCGTTTGCTCAGCGGTGAACCCGTATTGTAGCCCAATTGAACCAACGCGGCGCATAAAATTCAAAATATCTGGTGCAGATGAGGCGCTGCTATTAGATAGATGGTTCATGGCATCTGCAAGCAGCTGGGTTTCTTCAATAGAAAGACCCAGCGCTGTTTTGATTTTGGCAAGAGACTCCCCGGTTTGCTCTGCGGAAATATCAAAAGCGACACCAACCTTTGCAGCCATCTCGGCAAATTGAGTTAACTCGCCGCCTGCCATACCTGCCTGCCCTGCTGCTGCGACAAGCGATGCGATTTCAGTGGCCGCCATCGGAATATCTAGCGCCAAATCGCGGATCTCGCGAGAAAGAACTGTAAAGCCGTCAGGCGTGTCGAAATCGACAACCTTTTTCACATCCGACATTGCGCTCTCAAACTCTGTCGCCGCCTGAATGGGCTGCGAAATCGCTTGAGCAAGCAAATAGCCAGTACCTGCAGCCTCTAGCATCGCCCCGCGCATATGCCCCATCTGCCTTGACGTATCGCGAACCTTTTCCTTCAGCCACACAATGTTATTCGCGGCAGCTCGCGCAGGTTTCGTTGCGTTATCTACGAGAGACAAAACAAGTTGTGACGTAAGAACAGACATGATTAACTTCTTTCGTTCGTTTCTACATGAATTCAGAAGAATTCAATCTGCATTTACTTAAACGAGGTATTGCGAATGACGAGGACAGTTAGAATAGAAAAGCGGCAGCGGGGATTTTTTGGTCAAATATTCAAGTGGCTTTTCATAATCTTCAATGCCTTAATGCTAATATGGCTTGTCGCCTACTGGGCGGAATTAGGAGAGATGAGTTCATCCATTCAGAGCGACGCTGAGTCGGCAGGCCTTGCCATTGGCGGCACAATTGGCAGCGGAATGCTGCTGACCTTTTGGGTTCTCGGCGATATTATCCTTGGTCTCTTTGTACTTTTTACCAGAGGCAAGAAAGTCATTACCGAGGAGGTCGTGCAATGAGGCATCTAGCGGTAATAGCAGTTGCAGGCGGCTTACTCTCTGCTCCTGCATTTGCATTTAACGATCTGGTATCAATGCAGCTTGCGACAGAACTGGGAGGGCTTATTGCCTCGGAGGACATTTGTGACCTAACGCTTGATCAAGCGGCAATTGAAAGCTGGATTGAGGCCAAGATTCCCGCTGATGACATGAGCTTCATGGGGTCGTTAGATATGATGATCGAAGGCACGAAATACAATCTCCGCGACATGGGAGCCTCTCAAAAAGCAGCCCACTGCATGCAGGCCCGCCGCTCAGCCAAAGCGGCAGGTTTTATCGATTAGGCCGCAAGCTTTTCAGGGAGCGGGAGTATGATATCAGCTTATCGATCTCCCACTCCTCCACCTGATCAATCGGTGTGTTGAGTTCCCTTGCGGACTGCGCAATGAGGCAGCGCCAAGCTACCCCTCCGCTTTTGCTTTCATGAGATCGAGCCCCGACTTTCCCAGCAGCGGCGCTACTGCCTCGCCAACCTTTACAAAATCCTCCATGTCCAGCTCTTCGACAACTGCCACGTCAACACCCGCCAGATTAGCAAAGAGCAGATACCCTGCCTTAACTTCACTCGTCTCGGCCTCGGCGATTAAAGCATCCTTTGCCCGCATCCGGCGGAACGAAAGCTCGTTAATCTCGCGGCCATCATGGGTAACTGGATAATCAAGTTTAACTGTAACACCTGTTGTTTCTGTCATGCAGCACCTATAAAAAAGCCCCAAGGCAAATGCCTTAAGGGTCTTAAGTTGGTCAGAATTGTTTAAATACCAAGGGCGCGTTTGGATGCCTGCGCCATTGAGCTGGGGCGCAACTCACGCTCCCAATAGTCCCAGTAAAACAGCTCTTCATCATCTCGCTGCACGACAAGGCGGGACACCTCTTTGAACACTAGGTTAAAGCCCGCCAGCTCCTCCCCGGTCATTTCATCGCCTTCAAATTCAGCGATTGCCCCATATATTTCGCCGCGATAGGAGACCCAGCGGTTTTCAGGGAAAACGCGCATGGAAGCTGCGAAAGTCCATGCCGTCGGCTCGCCAAACATTTTGCGCAGATCAGGGTCCTCCCCCTTGATCTCTGCCTTAGGCTCAAGAGCCTCCAGTCGGGGCATGATAAAATCAACGCTGCCGCGCCCACCTCCCGGCGCATGGCTAACCGTTTTGAATTTAGGGCTGGGAATGTGCAGCTTGGTCAGGATGTTGGCACGGGAAATCTCCGGTGCGTCTTTGCGGCGCAGGTCAATATCACCCACGATATTTAGCGGCTGTTGCATGGTAGTATGCTCCTGAAATCAGGGGGATTAGACGGTTGTGTTCAACCCGTTGATGATGTCCTGAACCAGCGCTTTTACAGCTGGCCGGTAGGGCTGCATCTCGATGTTTGCGAGCTTAAAGCTGCTCGCCTCTTCTTGGCCCACTTCAATATTCAACTCGCCCAAGCGAATGTTTTCAGGGCTGTTTTTATCCGCTGTGAACATTTTCTCCGCTGGGGTATAGCCTAGAATGTAACCTCCGGCTTTCAAGTCACGCAGCATGTAGGTGATGTCCTGCAACCAAGCCTCTACAAGCCCGCGGCTGATTTTTGGCCCCAAGCGCTCGCGGGTAATCTTGATCAACTGGGTTTTGATATAGTCCGTGCCGCGCACTTGGTGGAGCTGTTTCCAATGACCCTCGGCCCCAGCCATGTCCGTACCAATAAAGCGGTAACCGCCATCAGCAACCGACCCATAAACGCCAGTTTCGCCCTCAGCAATGATCGAGACGTCCGCCTCTAGCATCTGCTGTCCTTCGCTGCCCCCATCTAGAAAGTTAAACGGAATTGTACGGTTGAGCCCTGCTAACCCATAAATTGGGCGGTTGCAGATTGGTTGAAATGGCATGCCGAAATGCTGGTTATCGGTGCGCACCATGAGGCCAGCAACGCGGGCCGCCATGCCGCGGGTAACGATATTCTCACCCTCATAAACACGAGCTGCAACCCCGATAGGAAACACGCGACCAGAGGTCATTTTCTCACGTGCTGATATGGACTTTTCCTTTGTGGTCGGGTCCACATCAACTGGCGCAACAGCGAGGATTTTCCCAAGGTTGGCTTCGAGCGCTGCAACTACCGGACTGGCGGTTGTGTCATCGGCGCGGTAGGCCGTGGAGCCTGCAACAACAACGCCCGGCGTTGCGTTTACAGCTGATGGAATTTGGTCAATACCATCAATAACTCCCTTGATGGACGCCGCTGTTTTTGCTGCGTCGGCGTCTTTTTTAGTGCGCACAACAGTGACATCAGCTGAGGAATTGAGGCCGGTTAGTTGGTCCTGAATTCCGCGCATATGGCTCATTAGGAGCCCTGTGCCTAACGCATCCGTTGCCTCAGTGTCAGAGGATGAAAAACGAACCGGCGTATCCAGCTTGAATTCGCTTTCTGATGCGTCTTCACTGGTATCGATTACCAGAACTTTGCTTAGATCGCCCTTGGTGACCGGAAACGACTGATCTTTGGGCGACGAGAATTGCATGCCGATCGCGGGCTTGCTCATGTGCGTGTCTCCAATAAGAAACCCGCCTCAATGGGCGGGTGGTGGTTATCATCGAAACTGAGTATAAGATCTGCCTTATGTTCAAAACCTTCCTAGTTTCAGACATAAGGCCGATCTTAAAAGAAGTCTGGCTTTGCAACTGAGCGGGTTAGCGCCATCAACCCTTGCTGTAGGTTCGTAGTGCCAATCGCCAACCAACGCTTATCTATTGCATCTGAGCTGAATAGTTTTTCTGTCAATTCGCCAAGTTCTTTCCCTTTGATCTTGATTTCATTCATCAAGTCAATTTCATCTTGAGAAAGCTCACGATAACCTTTGATTTTACGGTGTTGATTGTCCATTTACGCCTCTCCTTATTAAGGTCTGTGTATTGAGTTTAGTCAGGCCACAACTCAGCGGCGGTTATGTCATCAGGCAGTGGCTCCATGGCCTCGATTACATCCGATGCATTGCGGATAGCGGTGATGTGGTCCCAGATCGCCTGCCCAGCCTCGACCTCTGCCAGCTCTGCCGCAGTGAGAGTGCCGCCCTGTGAGAGTTTGAGCGCAAACTCGGTGCCGCGAGCTGTCAGGTTGCGCTGCCTCCACTCAGGACAAAACGCGATAATCCGGCGATGCGCTTCGGCTTTAATCTGGGTGATAATCTCGGGGCGGGTTGGGGGCTCTGGTTCTGGATCTGGAACCCGTTCCCAGCCATCCGCGCCGTATTTGCCGGTGAGCCAGTTTTCAAACTCAGGGGTAGCGCGGCCAACAATCACATTTTTCGTAGACAATATTTTGAAGGTTGCTGTCATGTGACCTCACAAGGTGATTGCATCATTATACGGCTTATTGACTAGATACCTGAGACGGATTGCACCGTTCTGCCCATTTGCTTCAACACCACCCCCCGCCCACGCACCCATGCCATGCACGAGCCATACGGCGGCGCGTTTGGTTTGAATATATTCCCCCGGAGGGAAGTTGCCATAACCGCCGCCAAGGTTTACATCTCCACCGCCACCCAACCCTTGATTCTTGCGCTCGCCGCCACCCGTAGCGTGCATACTCACGCCAACCGCCGTCACTGATGTTGTCCCCCCAGTAGGCCGAGAGGAGCGCCCCACTTCGCAATCCAAAATAAGCCCAATCGGGATTGGAGACAGTATTTTTTTGGAATACCCGCCAGAGCCGGTATAGGGTTCTCCACTGATCCTAGTTCCACCGCCGCCAACAACTTCGATACTCAACGGACCGAAAGCGTTTTGAGGTAGTGGGAATGGACCCGACTTTGTAATGATTTTTTCTTCTATTCCTACATAGGTTTTTAAGCCAGCAACCTCCGCCTTATCCGCCTTCGTCTCTAGCGCGGTTTGTACATCTGCCTCTACCTGCTGGAGAGCGGTGGCTGTGGTGGCTGCATCTGCCTTATCCTTGACCTTGGCGATTTCCTCTGCCGCGCCGGGCAGTGGCTGCCAGCCGGAGGGGCGCTTCACCAGCACCGCCCCGATGGGCGCGGCCTGCGCCTCAACATCGCTCAACTGGTCCAGTTTATGGCCGTGATTGGCCGGGGCTTTTTTGGCCAGTTCCAGCGCCAGCCCCTGCACCTCCTCGATCTGGTGGCCATGGTCGGCCGCCGCTTTGCCCGTCAGCTCCGATTTTACCTGCGCCACCGCGCCATCCAGTTTTTGGCTGTTGCTGTTGAATTTCTTCCATTCCTCGGCAACGTTTTTAGTGGTGCCATCGATCAGATCGAGGCCGAGATTGTCGGTTTTTGCCATGATCGCTCATCTTTCCTAAATCGCAGCGGCGCGGGTGGCGGCAATGTAAGGCCGCGCCGCCGGTGTGCCTGTCAGCTCGATTTTTACCGCACTCATTTGCCCCAATTGGCCGGAGAGGTCCGCGCTAAAACGAACATCCTGCCAGCCCGGCAGGTCCAGCGGTTCGGCACTACCCTGCGCCAGCTCTACCCAGCCGCCCGATTTATCGCGCACCGATATGGTGGCGGTAGCCCCGGCTGGCAGGCGCGCATCCACGCGCACGGGCAGACTATCCGCACCGCCTACTTTAAACGCGCGGCTGACATACTGGCCGCTGCTGGCGAGCTGGCTTGCAACCAGCTGCACACCGGGCATGAGCACTGGCGATGCGGTGGCCGTGCCTTTGAGCACCGCAAACACCTCCACATGCTCATCTAAAAACGCGTCCAGCTGCAGCGGCGTATCGGCCTCGAGCACCAGCAGTTCACCGCTGGCGCGCTCCACCTCAAAATGTACCGCGCAGCCCGCCTCGGGCAGCTCCACAGCGGCGCGAATGAGCAGGTCCGAGCAAGCGGTTAGCTCCACCACGCCAAGTGATAGGCGCGTTTCCAGCTGGGTAAAGCGCGGCGCATGCAAGGCAAATTTTAAGTCACTATCGTGCAAATGGTTCCAGCTGGAGCCGGTAGAGCTCTCCACCTCATTCCCCAATGCATAGGCGTTTTTGGTGACGCGGATCTGGTCGTTAAAATCCACCGCATTGCCCACAATAGCGCGCGATATGGCGTGCTCGTTATCGCCGGTGAGCAGGCACAGCGCATAGCGCCGGTCACGCGGTAGATAGGGCAGATCGGCAAATACAAACTGTGTCCAGTTACCTGTGCTCACAGTGCTCATATCCACCTGCGTTTGCGCCAATACCTCATCCAGCACGTCGCCATCACCGCCCACAGCGCGCAGCTCGCACACCACCGGCTTTGTTTTGTCGCCAATGGCGCAGAACTCCGCCCAGAACGCTCCCAGATGGCGGCCCTGATCTGGCAGGATAACGATCTGGCCGCGAGGATCATTGCGCCGCCGGCGCACCCGCCGTGGCAACTGCTCAAACCGTGTGACCACGCGCCGGCGCATCTGCACCAAGGTGCGCCCGCGTGCGGTAAAGCTCGCCTCGGCCCATGATCCGGCCATCCCCGTTACCCGCACCAGTTTTTCTCCTACGGGGAATGTGAGCGCCGGTATTTGCAGGGCGATCTGCAAAGCGCCGTCCTCATCAGCCACATGCGCGCCTGCGGGCGTCATGTCCACGCCGTCAAATTCAAGTTTTTGCAGCCGTTCGCCTGCGGCCATGCGGGTGAGCTCAATTGCCAGCGTTTGCGCGCGGATGAAGCTGGCAGGTTCCTCGCGGGCGCCCAGTTGCTCCACGCTGCTCACTGTGCGCGGGCCGCCGCCGCGAATGGTGCGGGTGCGCTGGCTGGCCCATTCCTCGCGCACATCCACCCAGAAATCGCTGGCAGGGGTAACCTCGATCTCTGCCGGATCGGGCTCGAAATTGGCAAAGCGGTTGATTTTCACGCAGTCGTTTTTAAGGGGCTGCTCGACAATTGGTTCCAATTCGTAGGGCAATGTCGCTACCGTTTGCAGCGCCAGATTATGCACGGTTGTTGTCAGTGCCAGCGCCAAGACGCCGCCAGAGGAGGCCAGTGTCTGCACTGCCCCCGCATCACGAAACCGGTCATCCACATGCGCATCGGCAAATATGCCGTATCTTGCCGGTGGCTCGCGGTCTGCCAAGCGTTGACGCGATTGCGCCAAAGCCAGCGCATCCAGCTGGCGATAGAGCAGCGAGGCCAGCTCGCCGATATCCTGCATGGTGTAGCGGCCCGGGCCGTTATTCTCAACGCGCGGCGTCCCTGCAAAATCGTTGTGCAC